ATGTCTTCGCTTCGCATGCGAATCAGCCAGGGCAAGCCCTGCTATCAACTTCGCTTCCGCCACAACGGCAAACAGACCTCCGAGACCTTCGAGGACCCGACCGCCGCGGCCCGCTGGCAAGAAATCCTCGACGCGGTCGGACCGGATGAATTCCTGAGACTGCTCGACAGCGAGCGGGGTGCCAAGGGCACCGGTGCGCCGCCACTTTCGGTCGCGGGTGAGGAATACATCACCAATCTCACGGGGATCGAGAACGGCACGCGCAAGCGGTACCGCGCATTCATGCGTAACGACGTGCTCCCGTTCTTCGGAGATATCCCGTCCTCGGCGCTCGGCGAGCTCGGGGTCGCCCGGTGGGTCAACTGGCTACAGCTGGAAGTCGGGAACAGTGCGAAGACCATCGCGAATAAGCATGGTTTCCTGTTCGCGTTGTGCGCGTCGCTGGTCAAGAAATCCATCCTGACCACAAACCCGTGCACCGATACCCAGTTGCCGGAGATCACGGCGGCCGAGATGTGTTTCTTGGACGCCGACGAGTTCGCCGCGCTGTGGCAGGAGATTCCCGAGCGCTGGCGACTGCTCGTGAAATTCATGGTCGCCGCCGGCACTCGGTGGGGCGAGACGACCGCGCTGCGCGTCGGCGACGTCAACCCTGTGCAGAACACCGTGCATGTGCACCGGGCGTGGAAGTACACCGGCGGTAAGCGGATCCTCGGCGCGCCGAAGACCAAGCGGTCGAATCGATACCTGAACCTCGACGCGGGCCTCGTCGCCGAGCTGCCGCTCGATGGGCGCAAGCGCTCGGAGTTCCTGTTCGTGAACGACAACGGTGATCCGATCCAGATCACGAGCTTCTACAAGGGCGTGTGGGTGCCCACGCTCGACACGATCCACCGCGACGCCCGAGATCCCCTGCACGGGAAACGGCCTCGGATTCACGACCTTCGCCACACCTGCGCGTCGTGGATGCTGATCGGCGGTGCGCCGCCGCACGTCGTTCAGGCGCACCTGGGGCACGAGAGCATCACGACCACGGTCGACCGGTACGGGCATTTCGATCGCCGGTCGGCGACCGCCGCCGCGGCCATGGTCGCCGCCAAGCTGCCCGGCGCGAGCGCGCCGGCGCCCGGCGGTCCGGCGCCCGACGAGCCGAAGCCCGTGACGCGCTTCCGGTTCCCAGGCCTCATCGAGGCGCGCACACTCGCCGCGTGGCTGACCGAGCGGATCGATGTGCATGTCGAGTACGAGCGGGTCGCGAGCACCGGCGAGCGTGGCCAGTGGCAGGACTGGATGTTCTCGTGGCGCGATGGGCCGACCGATGACGAGGTACGAGAGTTGATTTCGGAGGTCGTCGAGTCCTCGCCCTACGGCGGGGCCGCGGATATCCGGCTGCTGCGGGTTCGCACCCTGTTCCGTGTGAAGTAGGGCCAGAACGAGAACGAGGGCCGCCCCGGCGGGGGCGGCCCTCGTCGCGTCTGAATCCTGATGTGTCAGGCCGGAATCACATATGCCCGGCCGAACCACTCGCCGATGACAGCGGCATGCAGGTGTCCGGCGACCGCGCGGTCGCCCTGCACGGCCATCGTGGCGTGCAGGTGTACCTTGCCGTCGCGCACCTCGCCGCAGCCGTGCATTTCGGCAGGAAGAACGTACCGGTTGACGATGTCCGCGCTCGCGTCGTGCGCCGGCATCGTGGAGATGGTGAATTCGTCAGCGGCGCCGATGAGGGACACGATCGCGGCATCGGTGATGCCGGCCTCGCGAATCTGTGCCTCGAGCTCGCTGATCAGCTCGCCGTTCTTGATCTCGAAAACCTGCATCTCTCAACGCCTTCCGATGTGGGGAGCCATACGCGCCAGCATCGTAGCCGCGCACCAGCGGGCCCCGGCATCGTTCGGCGCAATCGCCTCGGTGGCGAAGCGTTGCGCGGCGAGCTGCACGGCGGGCAGCCGGGCCGGGTCTGCGACATAGGCGGCGGCCGTGGCGTGGTCGACGCCGAGGACGCGAGCGGCGACCGCGGCGAGGTAGAGGTCGCGCACGGCCTCGTCGTGCTCCAGCACGGTCGCGACGTGCTGCCCGAGCGATTGCCCGGGAGCCTTGGCGACGATCCCGAGAGCGTTCACGCGGGTAATGGCACTGGATTCGCCGACGGACCACCGGGCCAGCTTGTGCCACACCGGACGGTCGACGGCCGCGGCGATGGCATGGTCGAGTGCGTTCGATGTCTGGACGGAGGCCAGCGGGCCCGGGTCGCCGCCGGACAGCGATGCGCCGAGGTCGCCGATCAACGACCCGTTGGTAGCAGCGAGGGCGACGGCACCCAGAAACATCCGACGATTCACATCGTCATCATGCCCGCCGGACAGACCTACGCCTAGAACTCGTTCATATTCACCAATGACGCTCTTGGTCACAGGTTTTCGGCCGGTCTCGACCAGGCTGATATACGACCTGGACAGATAGCACCTCAACGCGAACGCGTCGAGGCTGAGCCCCGCCTCCCGACGCAGCTCCCTGAGTTGATGCCCCCTGATCACGGCGACTCCCGGAAGAAGTAGACGCGAGTAGACCCCGGCGGTCGCCGGATGTGCAGGACGCTACTCCTACGTCGAGCCGCCGGGGTGTTGATGGCCCCCTTTCGAATTCCCTGGCGGCCCGGCGTCCGATCGGGGACAGGAATAGCCATGCGGATACAACCAACGGCATTGGGCTGGCTTGACATTGGCGTGACGGAAACGCCGGATTGGGATCGGCCTCAGATTCGACGACTAGCCCGACATCTCGGCTACCGTCTGGAGTGGGCGCCGGAGGTTCTGACGATCCCGCTCTGCGATGTGGTGCGCGAGGCTGACGTGGACGCTCTGATCATTCCGCGCCCGGAACACCTCGACCCGCTCATGCTGAACGCGCTCTTGTCGCTTGTGGACGTCGAGTGTGTGCTGCCGCGGATGAGCTTCGCTCGCTGGGCGCTCGCGCAGCAGGGGAGTCGGAAATGACCGGTCTCGGACCGGCTTTCGTGATCAGACTCGCGCATTGGTCCTGAGGTTCGCGAGTCGGGTGAAGAGCAATGTCGGTGCCACTCCGACCGACATCGCGTGCCAGCCCGACCAGGACGGCTAACAGTGCGCGATTTTCGCGGGATACCTGATCTGCAATGTTCGTGCCCGCACCCACGGCTGATAGGGACAACATGACGCACAACCACCCGGACAGGTCCGGGCTCGACCCGGAATCTCTCGCCGCGCTGCCCACCCGGCCGCGCGGGCCGTCCACGGCAGACTTCAAGTCCAGGTTCGGCGGCGGTGACGGGCCCGGGCTATCCGGCGGCGTGGCGGGCGTGCACGAGGCCGTGACGATGCCGATGGCACCGGTGACGCCTGCCGCGCTGGCCACGCCGGGATCAGTTGCGCCCGAGAAGAAGAAGGGCAACCCGGTCGTCGGTTTTCTCGTGCTCGCCGTACTCGTCGCCGTGCCGATCATTGCGTTCACCAGCTGCGGATCGGACAACCACGCCTCGCACTCGGCCGAAGCGACTATGCCCGCGGCGAAGGCCGCGCCGTCGATGAGCGCGGTCCCGGATCCGTTGGACCGGGACGCCACACCCTCACCGGGGTTGTCGTGCGCGGATGTCGGCGGCGTATTTGAGAAGCACGGAACCGATGGGCGCGGTAGTTGCATATCGGCCGACCCTCGGCCCGAATGCCACGTGCGTACCGACGCGCAGCCTCCGAATTACCTTGCGGAGGTGACGCTTTCGCCGCCGTTTCCGAACGGGACGGTCAGCTATCCATTCCTGATCGGAATGGCCAGCAACGCGAACTGTTGGAAAGTGCCCGCGAACTGACAGTCGGGCACGGGAGGCAACGCAAAACAGCCGCCCCCGTAGGTAGCGGGGGCGGCTGTTTTGTCCGCTAGTGCGGAGTACGGGAGGACGGTATCACGCGCGGCCGTACGTGCTGAGCATGTAGAAGGCCAGGATCATTTGCAGGAGCCACATTTTCGCCTCCTCTCAGCTGGGTACGCGGTAGGCGGATGGCACGACGTAGATCAGCAGGTCGGGGGGCACGACGATGCCGACGAGCTCGCCGACCGCGGTGTCGGATCCGGTCCCGGTGTCGAAGCCGTGCACGCCCGGAGTCCCGGCATCGATGGCGCTGCCGGTGTCGGTGGCCGGGATCTGGACCGCGACAATCGATGCGTCCAGGCCGCTGCCGGTATCCGGTGCTCGGACGGCGAGGGACTGCACGTCCGAACCGGTGCCGGTGTCGGCGGCAGGGGTCTTGGCCGAGACCGTCGCCGATTCCGCGGCGCTGCCGGTGTCGGCTGAGGTCGGCCCTGACAGCTGGGTGTCAACGCCGGTGCCGGTGTCGGTGACCGGCACGGCCAGCTGTGCCGCGTCGGTACCCGCGCCGGTGTCGGGGGCGGGCAGGAGCTCGGTGAGGGTGATCGATTCCGTGGCCGATCCGGTGTCGGCCGACGGCGCACCGATGCTCTGGCTTCCAGTGCCCGAACCGGTGTCGGCGGCGGGGATCTGCGCGGCCCCGACCGCCGAGTCGGCCCCGGCCCCGGTATCGGAAGCGGGGGTTGCGATCGTGGCCGCGTCGGCACCACTGCCGGTGTCGCCCGATGCCAGGCGCACAGCTTGGGCGTCGGCGCCGCTGCCGGTGTCGGAGCTGGCGGTGATCGCGACGACGGTGGCCGCCTCGGCGCCTGATCCGGTCTCGGCCGCCGGGATCACGGCCAGGGTGGCCGCGTCGGTGCCGGTGCCTGTGTCGGCCGTGGCGATCTGCGCGGCGGCGAGTGCCGAATCCGCGCCAGCGCCGGTCTCGCCGGAAGCAGGGACGGCGACGGTTTGTGCGTCCGTGCCGCCGCCGGTCTCCGCGGCGGGGATGGTCGCAGTGATGCTGCTGGCCTCCGCGGCGCTGCCGGTGTCCGATGAGGTCGGCCCCGACAGCTGGGTGTCGACGCCGCTGCCGGTGTCGGCGGTGGACACCCTGGCGCTCTGAGCCTCGGCTCCGGCCCCGGTATCGGCGGCTGGGATTGCGATCGTGGCCGTGTCGGCGCCACTGCCGGTCTCGGCGGCGGGAATGGTGGCGACGACGGCGACGCTGCCCTCGGTGCCGGTGCCGGCGTCGGGTGCGTTCGGTCCCGCGGTCGCGGTATCGCTGCCGCTACCGGTGTCGGAATCGGGGATCGCGGAACCGGCCGGCGTCAGGATGCCGATGAAGGCGATAGCGGGCAGGAAGACGTAGTTGGAGCTCGGCAGGGTGCCGGTGACGCTCATGCTGCCCGTGCTGACAGACCCGTTGGTGTCAGTGAGGGCGATCGCGTACGAGCTCGTGTTGGTCGCGCCGTGGATGGTGTCGGCGGGGCTGAATGTGGACCAGGCGCTGACGCTGGACAGCGAGGAGTCGCCGATACCCCACGCGCACAGGCGCCAGCCGCCGCTCGTGGTGTCGCTGACCGATGGTGTCGCGATCGTCGAGGCTTGGCCGCCCAGGGTGTAGTTGGTGACCTGGAACGGGCTATTTGTGGACGCGCCGCTGTAGGCGGTGCAGGTGAGAAGCGTTGCGCCGCTGAACGACATGGACAGACCGCCCGACCATGGCGCGGTCGCCACTACCAGGCGCAACGTGCCGTATGGGGCCGTCTGGGTTTGATTACAGGCGGTGGTCCATCCCGTGGGGACCGTGATCGTCGTGGCCGATGGTGCGATGGCGACAACGACGAGAAGATCGCCGGTGGTCGATCCGGTGGGGGCGGTGGCCGTGGACGTGCCCGTCGTGGCTGTTCCGCGTAGTGCGATCGCCATATGACCACCACCTCAATCTGTCACCGAAACCTACTGTGCGAGAGACTGATTCAGCTCTCGGTGATGGTGCACTGCGCCGTCCAGGACGCGCCGGACGTCTTGGTGCCCAACGAGGCGATCTTGTGGTTGATCATCACCACACCGGTCGCGACGGAGGCCAGAGTGCCACCGGCCGTGATGCCGCCCGACCCGTCGCCCAAGCACCATTCGTTCCACGCGAAGTTCGCATTACCGCTGCCGAACGTGCAGTAGCAGGTGATGAGCCCGTTGGACTGGGTGGGGTAGGAGGTGTCGGCCTGCTGGTAGTAGGCGGTGGTCGTGCTGCCGTTGCCGCCGAGTGCGGTGTCGCCGACGAGGGCCGCGGTGGACGAACTGCCTACGCCCACAATGGCATCGGTGTGGTTGAAGGCGTTGCCGCCCGCCCCTTCGAACAGCTGCGTGAGCAGGTTGAGCCCCGCGGTGGTCATGAGGTTGCCGACCTCGTGCGCCCAATCGTCGGGCTGCACGCCGTGGCGGGCGAAGTCCTCCCAGATCGGCTCGACGCCGCCGTTGAGGTCGTGCTGGACCTGGCGCACGGTCTCGGCGTGGAACTTCGCGACCGTCATCTCGGTCTGCCAGCGGTCGACCTCGATCGGGCGGCCGTCCATGTGCAGCCAGCTGTGTGCTACGGGCATGACAAATTCTCCTGTTTCATTGCGTGACAAAGTGATTCAGCGGCTCAGCGCTGCTGTACGACGACATTCACCGACTGGTCGTCGGTGCGGCCGGCGCTCGAGGTGATGCGGTTGGTGACCAGAGCGGTTCCGACCGAGAAGGCGGTGATCCACGTCTTCGTGGTGGTGGGCGTCGCCGACTGGCTCGACAAGCCCAGCGATTGGCTCCCGGGGATCCACAGCGATGAGGCGATCGTCTCGCCGCCGGTCAGCCACTGCGACCAATCCAGCTGCCACGGGCGCACATCGCTCGGCGACATGGTGATGGTCGGGATCTGGTCCGCGGTGAGCGGGGCGACCGGCGCACCGAACGGGAGCCGCCAGCCGTAGAGCTGATAATCGGCGAGCTGGGAATCGTCGATCCACATCGGCGTCGACACGGTCATGCGGCCCAGCGCGTCGAACACGTCACGGACCACGGCGATAGCGGTCATGGGCTATGTCGAATCGCGCAGTGCCGCACGGTAGGGCGTCGTGTCCGCCCCGAGTGCGTCCAGATGGCGCAGGGTGTCGCCGCAGACGCTGGCCAGCGCGTCGAGTTTGCGCTCGACTCCGGCGAGCTGGGTTTTGACCTCCCGCAGCTCGCCCCGCAGCACCCGGTTGTCCTCTTGGAGGGCCTTTGCCAGGCCGCTGTGCATACCCGAGACGATCTGCGCCTCGGTGGCGTGCTGGACGTCGACCTGCGCGTCATCGAGGCGGCGATGGCGAAGCGCGGCGATGGCCTGGCCACCGACACCCGACAGGATGGCGCCGCCTGCACCACCCGCGCCCAGGTCGAACAGGGTGGTCCACACGCTCACTGTGGACCCCCGGCCGGTAGCTCGTGGGCGAGGGCGCCGGCGGCGTGTTCGACCTGCTGCACGACTGGCGCGGCTTGCGTGACGGCGGTATCGATGTCGTCGACCAGCGGCTCGTTCGCCACGAGGTACACATATGCCGGTTTCGCGATGCCGAGCACGCCGATCAGCACCGACGCGCCGACCGCGACGCCGTGATACTGGTCGGACACGAGTGTCAGAAGCGACACGATAGCCGTTGTCGCGGTGACCAATTCACCGAGACCGGCGGTGACGGCCTTGTAGTACGGGGCGATTTTGATCACGGCTTCTGTCCCTTCAATTCCGCGACGTCGGCCGCGATCTGGCGCACCATCGACAGCACGACACCTTCCTCGGTGATCAGTTCTGCCTCGCCGTCGACCGGGCTGAGGTTCTGGCCGGCTGGGTTCTTGCCCAGCTGCTGCCAGCCCGTCCCGCCGGGCCCGCGGAGCTGGTCCCAGATATCGCGCACCTTGGTGAGCAGTTCGGTCTGTTCGGCATCGGAAAGGGCCATGAATCCTCCTCTGGGTTGGCCAGTGAGCAGCGCGACCAGATCGGCCGTGCTGCCGCGAAAAGCGTTAGCGTCCAACGTGGTTCCATTGGTGAGCGCGCAGTCGGTGAACTGCCACATCACCGGCGATCCACCGCCGTACGGGTTCCATCCCTCGCCGGAGTCGCCGCCGGCCTGCTGGTAGAGGACCGACGCGTATCCGGCCGAGGAACTCGGGTACGCGGATGCGATCAGGCCCGGCACCTGCGAGAGGTCGGGGCTCCCGATCTGCTCCCAATACCATTGGGGCAGATAGGAAAGCACCACCGTGATTCCGACGGCATTGAAGGCCCGGACCAGGTCCCAGTAGTCGGTGAGAGTGCCCGAGTTGGCCTCGAAGTCGATCATCACCACGTTGCCGCCGCCGTTGGCCGCGAACTTCGCCACCTGCGCCGCTGGCGCACAGGAGGCGATCGCGTAGTGGTAGCCGATGATCGGCATTCCGCACGCGTCGGCCTGCGCCTTGTATCCGGCCCAATCGGGATCGGCGAAGTAGTCGCCCTCGGAGACTTTCATCTCGCACCAGGCGAAGCCCTCGCGCTGGATCTCGGCGAGGCTCAGGCCCGGGCCCTGATTGTTCGATATGTCGAACCCGTAGAGCGTCATTGGGTCGCCGCGGTGAGGAACTGCTCGGCGATCGAGGTGAACGCGCTGCCGAGGGTGGTGCCGATGAGGGTGCCCAGTGCCGCGCCCGCGGTGCTGCCGAGGCCGGTGCCGACCGGGCCGCCGATCGCGGTGCCCAGCGCCGCGCCGGCCGCGGTGCCCAGCGTGGTGCCGATACCGGCCGCGCCGGTGGTGATCGCGCCGGAGCGCAGGGCGTCCTCGGCGCTGGTGACGATTGCCTGCGCCAGGGCCTCGATCGCAGGCTCAGCCGGGACGATGGACAGATGCAGCTCCGGTGCCCACTGGTCGAGCGCGGCCTGGACCGCGGCGAACATCTGCTGTTCCAGGTTGGTGAGATCGCTCATGGGAGTGCCCTTTCTATGATGTTTCGTGCGGTCAGGCGGCGCTGACGAGCGCGCCCTCGAAATAGGTCAGGTAGCCGGATCCGGCGCTGGCGGAGCCGGTGAGGCTGCCGGAGTGGGTGACAAAGAGTGCGGGCGAAATCTGGTCGCCCGCTTGCAGATAGACGACGTTCGCGGTCTGCACGTCGCTGGTGTAGGTGTTGTCCGAGCCGCCGCCGTTGGGGATCACCATGCCGCAGCGGACCACGCTCGATGACGAGCTGCCCGATGGCCGCAGATACAGCCCGGCCGCGCCGGTCAACTGCGTCGCAGCCGAGAACGCGCCCGCGAAAGTCACTGTGTACCAACCGGTTTTCTGGATGGTGACGATTCCGCGCCCGGCGTCGGTGAGCGTGACATTCGCGTATTGGCGGATGGCGTCGAAGGTGCCTGCGCCGACTGGTGTCCATCCGCTGCTGCCCGGGAACGCCGTGGCGGCGTTGCTCTGGTAGATCGACCATCCGGTGCCGATCGTGGGCGGTGACGATACGTCCGCGGCGGCGAAACTCTGGATGTCCCAACCGGTCCAGGCGGATCCGAAGATGTCGACGGTCTGCTGGCTGAGCATGCCTACGGAGCGGTTCGACGAGCCGACCGTCAACTGCCCCGCGCTGTCGAGGTGCGCCAGCAGGGTCGCGCCATTGAGGGTCGCGGTGTACTGCTGGCCTGAGGCGGTGAGGGTGAGAGTGTTACCGACCGCGAGGCTGATCGCGATATTGGCCCCTGGCCAGTCGTGGAAGGTGAACGCACTGCCATTCCACGACCCGTATCCGAGATAGGCGTGATTGCTGAATACGTTGAGGTAGACAAAACTCGACATGTCCGCTGCGGCGCGCACGATCAGCGACGTCATCGCCTGCGTCGATCCGGTGGTGCCAGCGACCATGGTGACGGAGTGGTCGTCGGTGAGCATCGTGGTCGTGTTGACCGCGTACCGGGTGCCCGAGCCGTAGGCGTTATTCGGTTGGATACCGGCTACGTTGTTGCCCTCGGCCCACAGCGCGGTCGACATTCCGCCCAGAGTCCAGCCGGGCCCGATGTTGCCGAGCTGGGTGCCGGGGAACGTGACGGTGACCGATGCGCCGCCGACCTGGGACTGTTGCTGCTGGGTTTGCAGTGCGCTGATGGCCGCGGAGTTGGCGGCGATGTTGTTCTGGATGCCGCCGACGGTGCCGGCCACCTTGGTCGGGTCGCTGCTGCCGCCGGTGATGCCCGAGGCGATGGTGCCCGCGTTCTGGAGCGCCGTCGATGCCTGGTTTTCCAGGTTCGTCGCCCATGCTTGCAGGCCCGCGAAAGGATGCAGGTCCACACCGAACACGTTGATGTCGACCCCGGCGACCGCTGAGAGCACCCGGGCGAGCACCAGCTCGCCGAGCGCTGTCCCCGCGGCGGCCATGAATTGTGAGCTGGGCATTTATACCGCGTCGAGGTACACGCGAAGCTCGCCGAGGGTTTGGGTAGTCGTCCAAGCGGCCGAACCGTACTGCCGGACAGCCGATACGACCAGCTTCATCGCCGGTGTCTGCGCGGGCGATCCGGTCGGCACCACCACGACCGCCGGACTCGTATCGGTGGGTGCCATCGCCACGCCATAGAGCGGGGTGATGCTCACGTGCACTGGATTCGACGTGCCGGCCACCGATGGGTCGGGCCCGCGGCCGTAGGCGACCTGGGTGCCGGAGCTGGCGATTGTGGCATCGGCGGTCGTCGCAAGTCCCATCATCACCTGCGCGTCGATCCGCATGCCGGTCGCGCCGATCACCTCGAGATCGCCGTTCACCCTCGGCCGGTACCGGAAGGTCTGCGCGGGGATGGTGAAGTCGCAGATGATGCCGGAGGCCTGCGCCGAGGTCATCGACAGCGCGGTGAAGTTCGAACCCGGCACCACGAACAGCGGGACCGGCGGATAGATCGTCGCCCATGCACACAGCCCGGACGTCGAGTTGTACACCGGCACTTGACCATTGGCGGGGCTGTTGCTGAAGCTCGACGAGTTCAGGATGCTGCCCGCCGCACCCGCCGCGCCCGGACTGCCGACGGGCAGGCCAAGGGCGAGGTTGTAGGTCGAGGAGACACCGGGCGCGCCCGGGTCGGTCTCGGTGAGGATCGCCGTGGGCGTCGCACCTGCGGACAGGGCGGTCACGCTGCATGTCAGCTGCGGCGGCATCCCTGGCTGGCCATTGAGCCCCAACGGCATGTTGCTGCTGCCGCCCAGCGGCGTAATCATGATCGTGAGGATGCCGGTCTCGAGGAAGCTGTCGAAGTCGCGGCAGTTGATCTGCGCGTTGATGGTGTAGCTGCCATCGGGATTCTGCATGAAGCTGGTAATCGCCGTGTCCTCTCTAGTTCTGCGCCAACATGGCTGCGTTCAAAGCCTTTTGGGCGCCGTCGATGAACCGGAACGCGCGCACCATGGGCATCTCCTGGCCCTTCCCGTCGCCGACGGAAGCAACGATGGACGCGCGGGTCGTGCGATCGTCCTTACCGACGACCTTGGAGACGTAATCGGTGTAGAGGCGACCGCGTCTGATCACACTGACCGGTGTGTAGATGCCGTAATCGCGCCCGTAGACGTACTGGCGCTGATCGGTGATGGTCAGCTCTATCGCGCGGAAACCTCTTGTGTCGTACAGCCCTTGGGCACCGGCGACCAGAGTCGACGGTGTGAATGCCTGCGAGCCGGCGGCGATGAGCTTCTCGGGCCGCGCGAACTTGCCGAGCTCGTGCTGGCGGGCGAAATCAGGGAAGGGCTCGAACGCGAGCACCGTGTCGTCGAACACACCGCTCAAAATGTCGGGGGCAATGCCGGATGCACCCAGCACGGCCAGCAATTCCGAAAGCGCCAGCTCGAGCAGAAAATCGATGCCCTTGTTGACCCAGGTAGGACTTTTCCCGCCGGCGACGAGATTCCATGCCAGCGGATGATGACTGGTGACCCTGCACTTCTCGATGCCCGAGTACTTGGAGTCAGCGTCGAAAACAACCCAAGCCGGTTTGGCCAGCAGACCCAATGCTGTTGCCAGCGGCCCGTTTCCGTACGGGTCGGTGGCGTTGGGATCGTTCTGCTGCTGCTCGGCCGCCTGGACGCCGATCACCTGCATGATCTCGCCCAGAACAGTGTCCGCGAGCGCGACGGTTTCACCGATGAGCCCGGTGAGGAACCCCGCATCGAAACCGGTGACGTTCGAATAGTCCTGGCAGTCCATCACGATGCACGGCGTACTCAGCGTGAACCACTGCGGGCACGGCTGCGGGTCGCCCGGTTTCCAGAACACGGCGGTCGGCAGCACGCCGGTGCCCTTGATGGCCGGCTGTTGGAGGGTGTCGATCTCCTCCATGCGCGCGACGATCGCCACCCACGGCGAGGAGTCGGTGAGCGGGTTCAGCGGTACGACCACTGCGGGCAGCTCGTTGCCCTCGACGATCCCCTGTAGCCATGCGAGCGGATCGAGGATCTCCTCGAGTAGCTCGACCAACCCGAGAGTGACTGCGTAGCGGCCGATCTGCTCGGCCCACATCTCCTTGAGATTGGTGCAGGCCGGGCCGATGAATATCGCCTCTTTCGGCTCCTGCAGGATGCAGGGCAGCGTGAAATTCGGGTACACGCAAAAGGATTGGAACCAGGCCGTGTGCGCTTGCAGCTGCGCGGTGACGGTGCCGATGCCCTTCTCGTCGATGTCATCGCAGTCGTGGACGAACCCGGTGAACACCTTGTTGCCCTGGTTGTCGTAGATCAGGACCGTGACGACGGTGTAGTCGCAGGCCGCACACAGTGGCGCCCACGGATCGTCGCCTTTGAGCACCAGCGTCGCGGTGCCCAGCACCGTGTTGTTCTCCCACTCCAGGTCCAGATAGTCGTCCGCGACTCCCAGCGGATAGCCGTTGCGGTCGAGGATCTCCACCACGTATGCCGGTGTGCTGTAGTCGGGTTGCGCCGCGGCGATCGCGGCGTCGGCCTGGTCGAAGATCCTCGCTGGGTTGACCGTGGTGAGGTTGACCGGCACCGGCAGCGTCATTGCGGCCACCTGCGCAGCGGCGTGAGCCGGGTCAGCGCCGAGGTGACGCCCTGCTGAGATCCGGTGACAGAGATCGGGATACGGATCTCGTAGCCGCCCGGCGCGGCCGGAACCGGCCGCGAGAACCGGCCCGTGATCGACGGGTACAGGTTCGCGCCGGTGTTGATCTCGGTGACGGTCTGCACCGCCGGGTCGGTGGTCACGTGCACCAGCTGTCCGGCCCGTACGGGGATGGTGACCGTGCCGCTGCCGCCGTTGTCGCCGAGGGTGAACACGCCCGGACCCTGGAGCAGGTGTGTGGGGAATGCGGGCTGGTCGCCCCAATTCGTCACGCGCATAAAGCCATTCGGTGCGGCCAGATGCGGTTGCGTCGCCTTGATCGGGTCCACGAGGTTACCGGCACTGTCGGCAGTCATCACCGGCGAGCGGCTGTCGAAACTGCGGAACCAAGGGAAATCCGCGCGGGCTGCCCAGTTCATCTCGAAGCTGAGGTGGTTGCCCGCGGGCATGTCGTCGCTCATCGTCTCGAGATGGCGCATGTTGATCCACCAGTTGCCCAATTGCGAGGTGAACCAGGCCATCTGGATTTCGTTGCGCGGGTCCCAGCCGGTGAGCCAGTTGCGGAACACCCGCCGCGCGGCGCCGGGAGTGCGGCCGATGAACTTCAGCGTCATCTCGACCTCGGCCGCGTCCCAGGTCGTATCCAGCCGAGTGACACCGATTTGGTGTGCCCCCGCCTGGTCGAGGTGCTTGAAGAGCGGTTTGAACTTGATCTTCAGCAGCCGCACCCCTTCGCCCTGCGGCGGGCGCGGAGCCATGGGGCCGTCGATCTGCCAGACCTTCGCATTGGCGTCGTAGACGCGCACCCAGGCCAGATCGTCGAACTCGACGGACTGGCACACACCCAGTGGTGCGGGCCGCGTCAGCGCCACGGGCCGCGCGACACCAGCGGAGTCGGCACCCGAGCCGGTGTCGGGCGCTGAGACGGGCGTGCTCATCGGCCCCTCGCGTACTGGCCGACGGTGCGGCCGAGCCGGTTCGCCTCCGCCTGGTCGTCGCTGGCGGCGACCCAGGTGCCGATGCTGACCAGCGGGCCGCTACCGCTGTCACTGCGTCCCCGGCTCGCTCCCACCGGTTCGGGCGAACGCTGTTGCGCCAGTTGCGGATTGATCACCAGCACCTCGTTGCCCCCGGTCTTGTTGTTCACCAGCGACAGTCCGGGTGGGATGAGGCCGCCCAGGTCGTGGGTGGCGGGCAGCAGATCCGACAGGTCCTCGTCGGTCTTGGTCGATGGCAGGAACGGGCTAGCACCCCAGTTTGGTTGCTGGCCAGTGGTTTTCACCTGCGTGAGCTGCTTTCCGATACGCAGGACCGCGGACTTGTTCGGGTCGGCGACGATCGTGTTGCCCAGGCCGGTGCTGTCGAGGAACATCGTCGCGGCCAGACCGCCGGCCTTCTCCCCGGCCTGCTCGAACGTCATCCAGCCGCCGTTGGTGTCGTCCTTGGACTTCTTGCCGGTCGACGTTGCAGCCTTGTCCGCTTTTTCCAGATCCTCCTTGGCCCGCTTGCGCTCGTCGGCAGCCATCTGGCGGGCCTTCGCCGCCGCGTCGAGGTACTTCTGCGCCTTGCCGCCGACGTTGCCGGCGGCGTCCTGGGCCGACTGCGCCAGCTCCCGATCGTGCTTCGCGGCGTCCAAATGCTTCTGTTGCTCGGCGCCAGTGGTGAACGACGCGAGCTTGTCGGCCTCGGCCGCCGCATCCAGGTGGCGCTTGACCGCGTCGAGATGCTTTTGCTTCTCGGCGGGCAAGCCCTCCTTGTATTTGGCGGCCTCGGTCAGGAACTTCTCGGCCTCGGCGTCATGCTTCTTGGCGAGGTCGAGCTCTTTCTGTGCCGCCTGCTTGTACTTGGCGGCCTTGTCGGTCGGGCTCGCGCTGGTGAGCGGGTCGTCGCTCAGCCCTGGGTGATATGCCGGCTCGATCAGCGTCGGATCGAGGTGCCACTGCTCGACGAACTGGGCATCGAACGGGGACGCCGCCGACGAGCCCATACGGAGTTTCTCGCCGGTCTGACGCGCCTCGAAAGGCGTGCCCAAGATAGAGCCGGACATGTGGTGGTCGTTGACGCCCGCGACGAAGTAGTCATCTTTGGTCGCGCCCTTGATCATTCCGGGCCAGCCACCCGACATCATCGTATCGGTGGTGCCGACCCGGTGGTCGGGCTGTTGTCCGGTCGCGAGCAGTTGCGCGTCACCCACGAGGCCGGAGCAGTCCACACCCGAGCTGAGGTCGGTGCCGCCCCACTGGTACATCGTGGAGAGGTGGTCGCGGATCGCGTCGAGCGCGACCTGCAGCCCGCTCGATGCCCCGCTCGTCGCCGACAGGCTCGGATCTGCGGACATGCCCGTGTCGCCAGAGAATACGGAGTCGGGAGTCACGACCGGGTCCACAGACGCCGTCGGGCCAGCCGACAGCCCCGTGTCCGCCGAGATGCCTGAGTCAGCGGGCATGCCCGTGTCGACGGACAGATCCGGGACCGTCTCCGGTGCCGGCGTGAGTCCGCTGACGGACTCGGCCGGACCGTCGGCGTAGATGCCGCCGCGGGCGAAGCCCAGCACGTGCCCAACATCGCTGACCAGGTCCTTCGCACCGTGCACGACCGACCCCAGCTTGTCTTTGCCCCAGTCGACGAGCTTGCCGATCATGTGCTCGGGCAGCTGGAGGAGCAGCTTCTTCCACATGCTGTCGCTGCCGACCATGGCCTCGGCGCCCGTGACAGCGCTGCGGAGCTTGGTACGGAGCCACTCGGCAGGGTTGCTGGCACCGGAGAAGAAGTCGCCGACACCGTCGAAGATGCCGCCAGGCGCGAAATGGAATCCGTCGCCGCCGGAGCGACCGGAGAAATACCTGTTCGCTGCGTGCCAATTGTCGACGCCAAACCATTTCACGAATCCGGGTACCGCGATACCTTCGTCTTTCGACAATTTCGCGTTCACGTCGTCGTTCGGCCAGCCTGAACCCTGCGACACAATACCGGGCCCGGAATACACGCCACCGGATGCGAAATGCGGAATGCGCTCGATCTCGTTGCTGAGGTCCGGCAGATGGCCGAGCGCGCCACCGACTGTATCAGATGCTGAATCCCACATTTTCCGGATGCCGTCCTGGTAGATGTACCGCATCACCAGATATGTGGGTTCACCGAGGCCCTTTTCCAGATCATGCCAGGCATCGATCGCGACCTTGGCACCCCATTGGAATGCCTCGCCGACCGCGTGACCGGCATTTTTGATCTTCTCGGAGTTGTCGTGTACGAAGTCTCCGAGTTTGTGCCAGATGTCCATGAATTCGTGACCGATCCAGTCACCGGCCTTCTTCATCCAGTCCCAGGCATCCTTCACTGCATTCCGGAACCAATCGAAATGATTCCAGGCATATATGACACCGCCGACCAGCGCCGTGAGTCCCACGATCACCAGGCCGATCGGGTTGGCGTCCATGGCGGCGTTCAATAGCCACTGGGCCGCCGCCATACCCTTTTCGGCCACGCCGGCAGCGATCGACGCGCCCTCGACGAGCACGAAGCTCGCGACGACCTTCGCGTTCTGGACCACCCATGCCATAGCGGTCTCGCCCGCCGAGAGGACGGCGCTGGCCTTGGTCGCCAGGAACGCGCCGGCAGCCTTGGCCTGCATGCCGACCCAGCCCGCACCCGCGCTCGCCTGCGCCGCCAGCCACGCCCCGCCAGTTTCCACGGCCGAGGCTGCCGCACTCGCCTTCGTCGCGAGGAACGCGCCAGCAGCCTTGGCCTGCATGACCACCCACGCCCCGGCCGCCCGGGCGCCTTGCGCCACCCACGCCGCGGCCGACTGCACCGCCTCGACTCCGGCCCGCACTTTCGTGGCGACGAAATTCTTGATCGCAGTGGCTCTCGCCTTCCCGGTCCACTCCCACCAGCCCTGCGCCATGAGGCTGAGCCTCCTCGCGCCATTGGCTGCCGAGGAGAGCATGTTGGCCCCGGCTTTCGCTCCCTTCGCGACACCGCCGATGACACCCTTCACACCGCCGATCACGGTCTTCAGGCCCGACCAGGTGCCTTGGGCGACCTTGATCGTTGCCCAGGCACCGGCGAGGGTGCCGATAGTGGCGACAACACCATCGGCGGCGACCTTGTGCTTGTCGAGCCACCTGGCAGTGTCCTGGAGAACGCCGAGGAACTTCGTCGCTACCGGTAGGAGATCGGTACCGACCGCGATCGCCATCGACCCGACCGACGCCTTGGTCTGGGCCAGCTTCTGGTTGAAATTGCCTTGGACATCGGACCATCCGGCGATGTCGCCGGACGCTTCTGGCTTCGCGCCCTCGATGCCGGCTTTCGTCTTCTTTGTGTCGTCGGCATTATCGGCGGTGATATCCATTGCCACCGTAGCCCCGGCGACCGTGCCGGTTACCTTGCTCAGTGCATCCTGATAGGTCTGGATATCGGATTTACCGGACTTCAGCACGGAATTGAAGCCGTCCGCTTTCTTCTCCAGCGCCCACCATTGGTCGACCATGTTCTTCTGATCGACCGCCAGGCCGCCGCCCGTTTTCCGGAACTCCGCGAACGACAGCGTGCCGTCCTTGACCGACTGTGCGACTGCCTGCGCCGCGGGCGGGAGGCCGTCGAACATACGCTTCGCGTCTGCGACTACCAGCTTGTTCTGGTTGAACGTGTCGATGACGATCTGCTGCGCCGGAGTCATCTTGTCGTGGATCGCCTTGGCGAGCATGTCCATCGTGCCCGTGAGTCCGCGCTCGCCGAGGTGCTGCTGCACGTCCGCCGACGAGATGCCGAACTGGGCCATCTCGTCGGTCATCTGCTGCGTCGGGGACGACAGATGCCGGATGGCGTCGGTCATATTCTCGGTGGACTGCTGGGCCGACTCGCCCGTGCGGGTCATCATCGCCAGCGTGGCGTAGGTGTCGTCGAGCGAGATGCCGGCCGCGTGCGCGGCAGGCTCGACCGAATGCAACGCGCCGGAGAATTCACCGAGGGTCGTCTTGCCGTTGCTGACCGCGGCGATCATCTTGCTCATAACCACGGCCGACTGGTCCGGGGCGATGTTGAAATCGTGCATCGATGTCGTCAGGGCATCGGTGACGTCCTTCAGGTCCGCGTTCTCCTGCCGCGCTCCCTCGCTGGCGGCCTTCAGCAGCTTCAGGCCCGCTTCGCCATGAAATCCCGCGGACTCGATCGTGTACATGCCCTTGGACAGTTCCTCGGCCGACACACCCACTTGGCCGGCCATGTCCAAGATGCCCTTGGAGACCTTCCCGAGCTCGTTCTGATCCTCACCGGCGGTGGTGACGAGGCGTGTCTGGCTGGCTTGGAAGTCGCCCGCAGCCTTGATCGACTCGCCCATGCCGAAGATCAGGCCGCCGACACCGACCGTCGCGGCAGTCTTGAGTGCCGTGGACATGGTGCCGGACGACCTCGCCAGCGCGTCCTGATTGGCCGCGAGCGCGTCCTGTTTGGCCGCGAGCGCTTCCATGGCGCGGGTCTCGTCGAGCGCCGCCGTCTGCGCGACACCGCTCGCGGTAGCGGTGTCGCGCTTGGCTTTTGCCAGATTTTCCTCGGCACGGATGTATTGCACCGAATCCTCTGAGAACTTCATGCGGACGTCGTTGAGCGCGGCCTCTTTGATGCGGACGCGCCCCGCGGCGTCGGCAGCGGCGTCGTGCGCTTTGACCGCCCGCGCCGAGGCTTGCTCCAGCACTGAGATGCCCGAGTTGACCTGCGCCTTCATCGTCTCGACGGACTTCGCGGTCGCGGAGGTGGCCTCGCGGGAAAACATCCCGGAGAACGCCTTACCCGCCTTCTCACCCGCTTTTTCGGACTCGACGACGATCTTGTCGGCTTCCGCCGACATGCCCACCATGCGGGGCAGGATGTCGAACCAAACGCCTTTCACGCCTCAATCCCCTGTTCTGCGCGGACGCGCCGCGACAGCTCGAGCATGGTGAGCTCGCCCCGGAACAGCGCGGTCCCGATGTCGTGGGTGATCACAGCGGAGTTCTCCTCGATCTCCCGCTGCCGCTGCTCCTCGAGGCGCCGCTGTTCCTCTTGGGCCTGCTGCTCGGGCGTGCGCTTGCACTCGGGCGCCGGAATCGGCTCGAACTTGCGCGGATCTGTCTTCTCGCGGTCGCGATAGACGTTGAACAGCAACGCATCTGACGAGCGCCCAGAGTTGGCGATGTCGCGCAGCAGATGCTGATCGAGCGTCCATGGATCCGCGCCGAGCTCCACCCACGTGTCGCATGTGTCCGGCAGTCCCTGTATGAGGACGTGCAGCCGCCGGGAGGTCAGCTCTCCTGTACCGGCGACGACAGTTCGCCACCATTGATGGAGAGGTCGGCGCTCGCCGGGATAGCGATGCTCGAGGTCAGATTCGAGCTGGCGTGCGCACCGGCGGACCAGGGGATAAACGCGCTCAAGGTAGGGTCCAGCGTCACGCCCTGCTGCATGATCTTGTACGCCATCATCACGTCACCAGCCCGGCCGCCCGCCGCGACGAACCGCGCGTAGACCGCCGAGCCGCCGAGCAGCACCGAGGCAATGGCCATCGCCCCCGAGGCGATCTCCAACTCTTTGTTCTTGTCGTCGTCGAGCGTGAGCGGGTGCGGCACCGTGAAGATCTCGCCGCCCTGGCGGGGCTGGAACGGGATGCCGTTCTGAGCGCCCAAGGCTTCGAGGGCCTGGTCGCGCCATGCGGTGAGGTCGTAAACGGTTTCCATGGATCCTCCTTCGGGATGTGGCTGTGTGGCTGGTCCCGGCGCGGCGTCCAGCCACAAGCCACCACGCCGGGGTATGCGGGAATCAGGCGACGGTGACCGAGTTCGACGCGGCCGACTGCGGCGAGGTGGTGCCGTTGGAGCCGATGGCCTGCACGGTGTAGGTCGCCGCGCCCGTGGCCTGCCCGGACAGGGTCAGGATCGGGTTCGCTGCCGTGCCGCCGACCGACGCCGGGGTGATCGGAGTCGTCGGCGCAGACGTGCGGAATGCCTTGTAGGTGAACGGGCCGTTCGGCGACATCGGCGCGGTCATCGAGAGGGTGACACCACCGCTGCCGGTCGCGGCCGCCACCGGGGTGCCCGGCGCGAGCGTCGCGCCGCCCAGGGCACGCCAGCCGGGCCCGTCCTCGAGGACGAACCGCGCCGAGCCGGAGACCTGGCACTCGTGCGGCTCGAAGGTGAGCACGGTCTTCTCACCGTTCTCCGCCGCCCATTCGGTCTCGCCCGGCTTCAGCATGGTGGCGCAGGGGAAGAGCCGCCACTTCATCCACAGCAGTCCAGCCCGGGTGACACGCATTCCCATGAACGCGACCGTCCGATAGACGACCTGCGGGAATCGTGGCATGCCGTAGCTGTAGCCGATGGTGCCGACGGACGGCATCGAGGCCAGCGGCAGGCCGTCCTGCAACGCGTCGATCACCGGATTCGACTGCAGCGCAGTGAAAACGCCGGACTCGGACTGCTTGGTGATGTTCGGGTCTTCCTCGCGGCGCGACTGCCACGGATCGGCCTGGTTCACGGTGATGTTCTGCGTGAACTTGATGCCGCTCTTGTCGCCATAGCCGAGGTCGACCCAGCCGTCCGCGAACTGCCCGTTCGTGTAGAACGTCGACTTGATTTCGCCGGTCAGTGGGTCGAACGGCGTCCAGTTCGCCCAGTTGGTCACGCCGTCATAGTCTTTGACCAGGCAGCTGCCGAACTGGCCGCGGAATATCTGGTCGAAATTTCCGCCGAAGAAGCTGTCCCACGGCAGCAGAACATCGGTGGTCGTCATCGAAACTCCTTACAGGGGTTGGGCATCGAAATCGCTGCGCACCTCGTACGAGGCGAGGACGCGATGCAGCAGAGGGTCATCGGAGTAGTTGCTATAGCCGGGCAGCTGCAGCGTCGTGATCAGGCCGATCGGCACCGGCCAGCCGCCGACCGTGACGACCTTGTTTTGCAGGGCGAGCATCCGCGCATGCATGCGCCGGCCGAGGGTGACCGCCACGCCCGGGTCGTTGGCGAACAGATCCAGGCAGACCAGGCCCCGGGCGGTCACCCGGTTGTCGGCGCCGCCCGGGAGCTGGGTGACCAGCAGATACGGCAGCGGCGTCGGATTGGGCATGTCGATGCCGACGTCGGTGAGCCAGTCCTGGCCGACGAACCAGGCGATCACGACTTGGCTCAGGTTCGCGAACGAGAATTCGGTCGGCTTCCCCTGCGCCGAATCTGCTCCGGATGCGGTGTCGCCGAACGTGATCGGTGTGCTCACCGGATCATTCCGTGTCGTTTCCGCGCATCTGCGCCGCGGTGCGCAGCATGATCGCGTGCTTGGGCCATTTCTTGGTGCCGTCCTCGATCCAGTGCGCCTTCCAGTCGTCGTTGACCGTCCGGCCGCGCCACATCCCCTTCTCGAACACGGCGATCCCGCGGAAAGCCTTGGCGTAGTCGCCCGGCTCGTTCACGTAGCCACCCTTGGTGACATGGCGCCGGGAATGAGTGAGCTCGGCCTCGGCGATGCCGCGACCGATCTCCGCGCCCTGCTCGGCGGCCCGCTTCACCCCCTCGCGAACCTCCTCCGAGGTCGCCATGAACTCTGCGCCGAGTAGCTCCAATTGCGCTCGCACAGCGGCGATATCGACACTCATCTATCCACTCCTCAGTCGGGTGATGAACACGATGTGGTCCAGGTCGCCGGCCGGGTCCTCCACCAGACGCGCGGGGCCTTGCAGCACATACGATTTGCCGTTGCGCTGCCAGGTCACCGGCGTATCGGCCTCTGGTATCGGTGTCGGCAGCCGGACCGGCACGACCGTTGTGTCCGTCGGATCCGGGTAGGTCGGCGGCAGCATGCCGCGGGCCACCACGTCCGTCGGGTGGAGATCCGAGTCGTGCTCGGTGCTGCTGATCTCGCGGAAAGAGCAGCCCGGCACTGCGGTCGGCACCAGCTGGTACTGCACCTTGTTGTAAGCGTCCCGAATCGGGTTGCCGTTCGAATCAACCAGCGGCACACGAGCATTGACGATCACCGTCTCGTCGCCCAGCGCGGTGAACGGCTTCACTGCGACCAGAACTGACTGCGGTCGTACAGCGGGAATGCCACCCCGCCCAGGACGATCGGATCCACGGGCCGCATCGCGTTGCCGAACTGTCCGACCGGTTGCGTCGGCTTGAACAGCCCGAGCAACTGCTCGTGATACGGCGCGAACACCAGTGTCCGCGCCGCGTCGTCGGTGGTCGCGGTACGCGGCCCGGACCACGAGTCCGATCGCCCGTCGACCAGGTGGGTCCCGGAGTGGATACCGGGATATTGCGCCCGCTCCATCGCCGCCCGGACCACGTCGACGCTGACGATGAAGCCACGGGGATCGGTGAGCGCGATCGTCTGGCCGATCGACGCGAACCGCTGGGTGATCCACATGCCTGCGGCGTCCAGCAGCGATTGACACCATTTCTGGTCCGCGGTGCTCTTGAACGTGCACCAGTTGTTGGCGACGTCGGTCGTGGTGGCGAACGCGTAGGTGTCCGGGCTCGGGCTAGGGGAGGTCATGCCGCTATCCGGTGGTCAGCCCGATCAGCTGGTCCTTGGTCAGCTGCTGCGCCTCCTCGGCCGTGGCCGCGCCGACGGCGACGGTGTAGGCGACCCAGGTGTCCTTGCTCGCGGTCGGCGACGGCCGCTGCGGCGCATCGGATCCCGGGTCGGGGGCCGGCGCGGCCGGTTCCGGGTCGGGAGCAACGCCGGGAGGCAGCGGATCGGGTACCGCCTCGACCATGCCCAGCCGCAGCAGGTGCTCGCGCTGGACCGGGTCGGGGATGGCCGCGATGATGCGCCCCTGATAGATGTGGGGCACGGACACACCGGCGAGATGGACACACGGTGCCAGGACTCGATACGCCATCAGGCACCCACTCCCGTGATCGCCCAGCACGCATGGGGCTCGACGACGATCGGCACGGTGATGCGGCGGCACATCACGTCCCAGCTGTCGGTCTTGTCGTTACGGACGGTCTTGCACTGGATCCGCTGCGCGCCGGGATCATCGGACTGCACCCAGCCTGGACCAGGCACGCGCTCGTCAACGAACGACCCGAACACCTTGCTGTCGAGCACGTAGACAGTTCCGCTGCTCGTCGGCAGGTTCGGCGAGCAGATCCAGGTGAACCCGCCGATCTGCCGCATGTACTTCGAATCCCACCCGGCGGCCACCGGTGCGTTGCCGATGCCGGGCACCTCACGCGGCAGCTGCGACAGCAGAGTCGGGTCCGACACTGCATTGGCGAACGTCAGGACGTCGCAGAACACAGTGTCGGGCTGGTAGCCCTGCAACAGGTCGACGATGTTGGCATACGCCAGCATCACATCGCGCATGATCTGCGCGCTTCCGCTGGTGGTCCATGGAGCGATCGCTGCGGTGGTCTGGGTGACAGCCGACGCGATCACCGAAAGAGCCACCGAGTCAACGGCTTTCACGTGGCTATTGGCCAGCTTTGTGAACTTGCGCTTGATCGCGTCGTAGTTCAGCCGCGAAATATCCTCATCGGTGATCGTGGACTCCTGCGCCCACTTCACCGTGTTGGCCATGCTCGCGGGGCCCCTGCCAGTGGTCGTCCGGGGGTACGGGGCCCCCGGCGACACGGCCTGCGGCGCGTTGTCGGCGTAGATGTTTTCGGTCTGCTCGTAGCCGATCGAGCCGGACTCGGTCCACAGCTGGCCAGTCAGGATCTTGTCACTGACGAACATCTGCTCCGAGATGGTGCGCAGCACACGCATCACCCAGAGCGGATCCTTGAGGAACCGATTGATGGAGAGGGTATCGCCCGACAGCGTCGGGGGTGCAGGTGGGAAAGTCGCGTTCCCGGTCATTTATCTGCGCCTTTCTTACAGCGGCCGAAGCGAGACGAGGACGAGGCCGCCGGACGCCGCCGAGACGGCCTGCCCGCACACCTGGTCGTAGGTGGTGTCCGCGCCGATCGTCGCGACAGCGCCGCCCGTGGCCGGAATGACCGCGGCACCTGCGGCGATCGCACCGGACGCGGCGAGCTGGCAGATGCCGCTGCGCCACACGGTGATCACGTTGCCGCCGACCGCGTCGTCCATCGCCGCGACGCCGAACGCCAGCGTGGACGCCGACGAGGTCGGTGCGACGGTGTTGTTGCCGGAGATATACACCAGCTGTCCGCCGGTGACCGGCGCGCTGGTGGTCATCGGGACCGGCGTACCGCCTCCGAACCGGGGCAAGAAGTCAGCCATGTCACGCCTCCCACTTCTGGCCGGTGAGCTGCGTGAACACGCCACCCAGCTTGTCCATGTCGGCCGCGGTCGGATGGAACTCGGTCGCCTCGTCGTGGCCGATCTCGGTGCCCACGACCGGGATCGCGCCCGGGGCGAGCGAGGCGAGCAGCGCGCGGCCACCCTCGAGGTCGTTCTTCAGCACGTTCTCGTAGGCGGCGCGAGCGGCCGGCGGGATCTTCCCGGCCCGGATCGCGTCGTCGAGCAGCCGGTTTCGGTCGTCGTCGGCCTGGCGCACCGCGGCGGCGGCACCGGCGGCGGCCTGCGCCTGCAGGGTGGCCAGCACGGTGGCGTCGATGGCGACAACGCCGTCGGGCAGCTTCGCCGCGGCCTGCGGCTTGGTCGCCTCTTCCAGCGCTTCGTCGCGCTCGGCGAGCGCGGCCTTCACCTTGTTCAGCAGGGCGCCGTCGTCTGCGTCGGCGCCGACGCCGAGCAGCTGGCGAAGCCCATCGTCCAGAGCAGCCACGGGCTGGTCCTTTCGGTTGGGGGTTGCCTCCGCGCTCTTGCCGGAGGAAGTTCGAGGTGCCGGGGCGGCAGCGCGCCCGGCGTAGTTGAAGATCGACAGGTCCCACGCGGCTTTCGCCACGGCCTTCTTCTTCGGCAGCTTCAGCACGCTGTCGGCGAGCCCGGCCTCGACGGCTTCGGCTGCGCTGTACCAGGTTTCGGCCTTCATCGCCGCCAGCCAGTCGTCCAGCTCGCCGCCCGCCTTGGCGTGGTAGATGCTGGCCGCGTTCGCGTTGGCCCGATCCAGCCGCGCCGCCATATCCCGCATGTCGTCGGCGTCACCGATCGACACCGCCCACGCGTTGTGGATCATCAGCTCGGAGTTCTCGGCCATCTGCAGAACATCCGCGCCGCCGACCGCGATGAACCCGGCCGCGCTGGCCGCCAGGCCGTCGATCGTGGCCGTGACGGTCGCCTTGTGCTGGCGCAGCGCGTTGGTGATCGCGATAGCGTCGTACACATCGCCGCCTGGCGAATTGATATGCAGCTGAATGTCTTCCGCGTCGATCGCGTTCAACTCCGACACGAAATACTGCGCCGAGACACCCCAGAACGGGTCGATCTCGTCGAAGATGTCGATGCGCGCGACGCCGTCGCCGCTATCGGTCGAGTTGTGGATGCGGTACCAACTGCGCGGGGCAGCATCGACCGCCGCGGCGCGGGCGCGCTCGCGGTATCGGGACATTTTCACTTGTTGTCGTCCTCCGGGTCGTCGTCGCCGTCGATCGCCGGGCCCGGCGGCGGAACATCAGCGGGCGCGGCCGGTTTCGGCTCGGCCTCCGGCGAGCCCGGCTCCTTCTGGGGCAGCCCGTACTGCACGCGCACCGCCCGCTCGAGCACGCCGTCGGGCAGCAGGACACCGGCGGCGACGAGCGTCGCGATCGCCTCGGCCGTGGCGTCGTGCATGGAGCCGATCTCGTCGCAGACGAGCCTCGGCACGGCCTCGTCGGGGCCCCAGTTCAGATCGACCAGGTCCTCGATGATGTGCGCGTTCGCCGTATCGCAGACCGAATCGGCGAGCGTCTGCAGCGACATGACGAAGAAATCGGCGAAAGTGCTTCCCAGCGCCCAGGATCCGGTCTGCGTGCCCAGGTTCAGGAAGTGCGCGAGGACCGCGCGGGCCATCTGCTCGTCGTGGTACCGGATCGGCACGTCCGCGTTCGGGATCTGGCCTTGGATGCCCTCCAGGCGCAGGTTCGCGCCGTTCGGGATCGCCGCGCCCGAGCTGTCACCGGCGCGCAGGCCGGTAGCGATCGCCTGTCCGGGCGCGGTGTCGGTCTCCTGCGGCGCGAGCTCGTAGACCGGCACGCCCATGCCGTTGCGCTCGATCGTCTGCGCCTGGACCCTGAGCAAGCGGTCCTTGATCATCCAATTCTTGTAGACCGGCCTCAGCACGCTCTGACCGATCCACTGGCCGCCCTCGGGCTCATGGATGTAGGCGACAAGCCGGTTCGCGGGGATCGGCGTGCCGCCGCCGGCCGCGCCCATGCCACCGCCGACATAGAAGCCCTGCAGCGTGCCCATCGCGTACTGGGAGATGCTGACCAGCTCGCCGTTCTTGTCGAGCGTGATCGCGGCGAGCGACTGCGGCATCCGCGGGCCCAACTTGGCCAGGCGAGCGCGGCCCTGATCGTCGATCCGATAGACCTGCTCGAAGTACATGTGCCCGTACTGGACCATGCACGTAATCGCCTGCCGCACATGAGCTTTCCAGTTGAACCGGCCACGCTGGCGCGGGCGGCGCTGGGCGACAGGGTTGCCGTCCTCGTCGGTCTCCTCGGCGTCCTGGCCGACGATCGGCAGCCGCAGATCATCGGCGACCAGCTCGACAACCTCGGGACGCGCCCCGTTCGGATCGATACGCCAGCCGGTACGGATGACGGGCAGGGTGAGAGCCTTCAGGATGCTCGCGACCTGCGCATCCTGACGGCGCATCACCTCGAACACGCGAATGTTCAGCGGCCAGCGCAGCTCGGGCGTCGTCTCGTTGTCGACCCACCAATAATTGCCGGGATACTGGTCGGCATAACCGATTTCGCGTTTCGCCAGCACCGGTTTCAGATCGGCTTTCGCCATACTCTCACCTCCTCGTCAGAATCCGGCGACCATCAGGTCGCCCGTGTGGATGTAGGTCCGTTCCGCAGGCACCGCGGCCGGTGGCAGCGCGGGCGGAAGTGCCCGCGCGCCGAAAGTCAGTAGCCCCCAACGGGCCAGCGTCGCCGCTTCGAGCGGCGAGAGGCCGGCGCCCTGCCAGGCCCAGCCGCCGCCCTTCACCTCGCGGCGGCCGGCCGCGCCCACCGCGTCGGCGAGCAGCGGGTCGCCGGTGTGGACGAGCTTCGCGTCGACGGCGTCCTGGTAGAAGCCACCGCACGCGGCGACTTTCTGTGCCGCCGAGGTCGTCTCGGGCTCGATATCCGCGGCAAGCAACTCTGGAACCAGCGACATCGCCGGGTCCGTCGAATCGACGATCAGCGCGCATGGCTGCAGCCGCGCCACGATGCCCTTGATCGCGGCCACGGCGCCTGTCACCACGTCGTGGTAGCCGACCTCGACGTGGATCCGGTCATCGGTCGTGTGCGACGCCACAGCGATGCTGAGTTTCTGTGCCCGGCCTGGCGACAGCGGCGTCATCGACATCGCCATCGCGACCGGGCCGACCAACGTCTGGTCGCGATGGCCCATGTCTTCCCACACCTTCGCGGAGATCACCGCGGGGACGGCCTGTTTTTCCACCGGCCAGTCCCCACGGCCGAGCGCCTCGACGTCGAAACCCTTCTGGCCCGCCTCGGTCCGGAGGTTGTCCATGATGTCGGCGATCTTCTCGGCCGTCATGATCACGCCGTACGACGGATTCGCGTACTCCCACGTCGCCTCGTCCTCGCGGGCCATCGGAATGATCCCGAGGCACACAGGGCAGTCGCACGAGCCGTCCGGGGCCCAGAACTCCATGAACCCCAGCCGCGGTTCCTTGCGGATCCCGCGCGACCGGACCGACGACAACACCAGGCCGTTCGGGTGCTGGTCCTGGTTGACCGCGCTCGACGCATATACGCGCTGCGGGTTGGGTGCGGCCATCTGCGTGAACGCCAGCGCCGCAACCTCGCCGTCGGTGAGGTTGTATGCCTCGTCATAGATCAGCAGGTCGACGTCCGTCAGGCCGCGGCCCGTGTCGTTCGAGCGCGTACCGAAGTAGATCGCCGCTTCTGTATCGAGCTCGATAACGCCCTCGCCCTGTGAACAGGTCGCCTTGCGGACGTGCTTGCGCAGCCAGGGCCGGCCCTTGATCAGCGCCATGAGTCGGCGCCACGCATCCCGCGCGGTCTTCCAGCGCTGTGCCGTGTAGAGGATCGTCTCGGTGAGCTTGAACAGCCCGTACAGGCACCGGTGAATCAGGATTTCGGACTTGCCGTTCTGCCGCGCGCACAGGACGCAGAACGTGGGATGTACCCAGCGGCCGAAATCAGTGGTCGCACAGAGCGACAACTGTGCCGACCTCTGCCACGGCATCGACAGCGCACCGGCCCGCCGCGCCAGCTCGACCGCCTTCTCGCCGTGCGTCGAATCACCAGGAAATACCGACAGGTGATGCGGCTCCTGACGTCCGGTCAGAGTCGGGAAGTCGTCACAGAGTGTCGAGAGGGTCATCATCGTCCGGTCCGGGGTCCGAATCGCCGCGCACGCGCCGGATCTCCGACAGCAGCTGCCGCAGAACCGTCGCCTGCTGCCGCGCCTCGGCCATGGCGCCGTCGACGCGGACCTCCAGCACGTCGTCGCGGCCCGATTGCAGCCTCAGCCACGTGTCCTCGTCGCCGGACAGCACACGGTCCAGCTTTTCGAGCCGATCGGCCACCCGCCCGGCCTCGATGATGAGAACTTCCAGCGAAAACGGGTCAGACGGCCCGGAAAGCGCTCGAACCAGGCGCGTTCCGGCCGATTCGGTCTCGATTTCCACCGGTCGGGCCTATGTTCCGGCCATTTCGGCGCCCCGTACAAAAAAAATCCTGACTAAGGCGGGGTCAGGAGGGCGGGGGGTCTGGATTTTTCGGACAATCCGCCCCCTGGTCCGGGTCTCTACCAGGACAGGGCGACCATCCTTGCCGGCGGTCACCATGGCAGCAGGCACCAGGCCGCCCGGTCACCCTCGTCCTGCTCCAGGGCCTTCCCGGTGAGCGCCGGCCGCTGGTCGTCCCGCGAACCGTCCCCACGTTCGCGGTTGCACCAGCTGTGCAGCAGCCGATCGGCGACCGCCCCTCCCCGGCTGCGGGGCTGGGAGTGGTCGGCGTCGAGCGTCTGCGTGCGGTACATCGGCTTGGCGCACCACCAGCACGGGGTGCCGTCGGAGTGCCGCGCGAGCAGCTGTGTGCGCACCTGCTGGTGTCGCCAGCCCAGCTGCCGCTGAGTGGTCGTCTTACGCTGTGCGCTCATCTGCACACACCGAAGCGACGTGTCGGTCCTGCTACGCGCCAGCGCCGGTGTCGCTGGCGCTGACCGGGGTGGACCAGGAGGAGACGGTCGACGGCGCGGTGGTGTCGGGCACGGTGGTGGCCTCGGGCGCGGTGGTGGCGGGCACCGGGGTGGCGTCCGGCACGGTGACAGCCGGTGCGGCGGTGCTGGTGTCGCTGGGCGCAGCCACGCCGGTGCCGGTGGCAGCGGTGGTGGTGCCGCTGTCCGGGGTGGCCGGTGCGGTGGTGGCCGGCGGTGTGGTGGGCACGGCGGGGGTGATGGTGGTGATGGTGGACGCCGATGCCTGCTGGATCTGCGCAGTGAAGTCGTTGAGCCGAGACAGGTCGGTCATGCTGACCGGATCTCCGCCGGTCGCGAGCTGAGCCTGCAGGGCGGCGATCTGGGCGAGCATCTGCTGCGCGTTCTGCTTGTTCGCGGTGTTGACCGCGACGAGCTGGTTGAACGCCGCCTGAATCGCGTCCATGTCGCCCTGGAACATGGTGTGCAGGGAGATGGCCTGTGTCATGAGGAGAACTCCTATCTGGTTGCGCAGATCGGCGACTTGTTCGCGCAGGTCTGCGTTCTGTGCGATGAGAAATCCGGCCCAGATCGGGATGGGCTCGATGTGGACCGTGCTGACGTGGCCGCCTTCGAGAAACTCGCGCCACGCCTCGGGGACGAAATGATGGCTCACGACGCGCTCCGGGCGGCCTGCTCGTTGAATCGGGCGTGCAGCTGGTCGACGGTCTCGGAAACGTGCATGAGAGCCTCGGCGTTCTTGGCGTCCTGCCGTCGTTGCGCCAGCAGGATCAGCGGTGTGGCGTAGGCGGCCTGCGTGGAGAACGCGAGGTTCAGCAGGATGAACGGGTATGGATCCCACTTCAATACGAGACCGAGGGTGTTGACGGCCACCCAGATGGCGACGAGGACGGTTTGCGCGGCGATGAATCCGAGTGATCCCATTCCGCGCACGATGGCGTCGACGGCACGCTCGGCGGAGGTCAGTTCGTCGCCGGTGCGCACGGCCGGGTGACGATGCCAGATGCGGTGCGCGTCAACGATCATGGTCAGACTCGCGGGGGCCAGTTCCAGTGACCGGGCGTCGGCTCCTCCGCGAACGGCACGCGCTCGTTGAAGAACATCCCGGTCGGGTTGAGCACGGCCAAGCCCACGACCCCGCCCTCACCAACGGTGGTGATGACGGCCGCCCGAGGCTCGGGCAGGTATTCGCCGCCCGGTGTGCCGTAGCTCTGGTAGTGGACGTTCCGCCCGACGGTGGGCATCTGTTGAGCCATCCCGGTCATCCGAACAGGGTTCCGAACAGGGTGGTGAGGACGGGCACAAGGGCGCTGAGCGCGGTGCCACCGGCGGCGGACAGGCTGCTGAGCATAGAGGTATCTCCTGTGGCTGAGAGGTGAGGATGCGGCCGAAATGCCGCAGAAATGACTCGGGACGACCGTGCCGGGCCCAGTGAGGGCAGCACAGATCGTCCCGAACGGCACTATACCTGAGCTCGGACATATGGCGGCGATCTTGTTCGGCCGCGCGCAAGGCCGATTCTAGTGTTGCGTTTCATGAGGTGAGTGCTGTAATATATGAGGAGTCGGAGGGAAGGGGTTCCCACCGGCAAGCACATCGAAAACACAACAGTGACAAGGAGATCCAGATGGATCACGAAGGCTGGTACGCCGAACTGCGAGTTCGCACGATCATGGCGTACGTCAAGCTCGCCAAGCTGCTCTCTCGGCTCGATGTCCCGATCGGGCTGGCAGTACTCGACCTGAACCACTTCAGCATCGAGCACTACGAGTCGATCGCCCAGGCGCAGAAGCTCGTCAACGACGCGCCGATGTCGCACCACCTCCGGGCGGCACTCTCGACAGCGTGCCTCGACTGGCTGGCGGCGATGTCGCTCGCGGCGCTGACCACCGAAGAGGACAGCCTGCACGAGAGCGAGGAATGGCTTTACGACGCCGTGATGCTCGCCTGCGGCCGCGTCAACGCCGAACTCAGCCTGGCCGAAGCGTTCCTGGATGGGAAGATCCGGTTTGACGAGGATCGCGCACAGGACGAGAGGGAGTAACTAGCAGCGAAGGCCCGGCCGAACGGCCGGGCCTTTCGCATGTCCCACGACTCGCCTGCGGCGAAGTGTTGCAATTCAAGAGGCAAGTGTTGGAAAATGTGAGTCAAGATGGTTAGGCCGACGGAGCAAGGGCAAGGCCCTCCAGGGGGTACTCCGTCGGCCAGCACATCGACCACAACTAAGGAGGTCGAAAGCCATGGTATCGCAGAATCGCAAGCTCACCGCCCCGGAAATCGCCGAGAAGTACGGCCGCGCGCTGTCGACCGTTCAGCGGCAGTGGAAGGTGTCGCCCGACTGGCCCGAGTCGATCGGCAAGCGTGGCCGATGGCTCGAATACGACGAGGTGGCCGTGGACGAGGTCGTCCGGTCGTGGTCCGGCCGGCCGGAGTTCGATGCGGCCGATCGCGGCGCGCTCGGCGGCCCGGACGATCTGCTGACCATGCAGGAGATCGCCGCGTACACCGGGCTCGCGTACGGCACCGTGCGGGCCGACGTGTCACTCGGCAAGTTCGGCGAGCCCGAGCCGGACGCGGGCCGCGCGAAGCGATTCCGCCGGTCGACGGTCGACCAGGCGATGCGGGCGCGGCGGCGGTACCGCAAATCCGAGTAGGAAATTCTCCGCGCAGTGTTGTGTTTTATGAGGCCAGTGCTGTAATGTATGAGGAGTCGGAGGGAAGGGGTTCCCACCGGCAAGCACATCGAAAACACAACAGTGACAAGGAGATCCAATGTCGAACTTCAAGGCTCTGCAGGTCGAGTTCGCCAAGGAATCGGGCCACGCCTTCATGCAGATCGCGAAGCTGCTGAAGACTCTCGACATCCCGATCGAGATGGCTCCCGGGCGGCTCGGCTCGGGCGAGGAAGTCCTCGAGGCCATGGTCGCCTCCCGCGACCTGGTCCACGTGGCCCCGATGCCGCAGGAACACCGCGCGGTGCTCAACACCGTCATGACCCTCTGGCTGGCCGCGATGTTTGTCGCCAGCCACGCGGATGCCGAGGACGGGCAGTGGCTGCTCGAGGCGGGCCTGGTCCAGATGATCCGACTGAACCATGAGTTGAAGATCAGCGCCGCCGTACTGCGCGGTGAGGTCGAGGTCATCGACTACCGCGACCTGCACGACGACAAGGAGTAACCAACACAGCGCGGCCCCGGTCATCCGACCGGGGCCGCGCGCCGTTTCCGGTCAGATTCGAGGGTCGTTGACCAGCTTGAAGTCTCGCAGACCGTTCTCGTCACCGGTCGCCGTGAACTCACGGCCCGGGAGCTCGTTCACCGGAATATCCGCGTCGCGGGCGATCTCGGCGGCCGGCAGGATCATCGGACTCCGGCCGGTGTGCCACGGCGTCACAGCGTGAGCCTCGTCGCCGTAGGTGAGCATCACGCGCAGCATCGCGCGGCCGTCCGGCTGCACCTCGTAGGTGCGGGCGGGGGCCTTGAAGTCGAACCGTTCGGTCATGTTGTCGATTCTCCTGCTTCCCCTGCGTAGTTGTCAGAGAACCCGCCATGGCTGAGCTCGCAGATTGCGGTCGCGCTGGTATGCGCAAGTAACTTGCCGCCTACCTCGGCATCGGGTACAGCACGCTCATGAGCTATATCTCGCGGGCAGTTCCCCCGCACGGCGGATGAGAATGGACTCTGACGCGCTCGGTAGCCGTGCGCGGTCCGCTTCGGCTCTATGCCACCCCACTTGCAGTTTCCGGCCTCGGCGGAATCTGCTGGATCGGAACTGGCTGCCCAATCCCAAAGACTCGCCACCCGTCGAAGTCCGTGCCGTCGATCGGAGGAATGTCCGAACACCGCACCATTGTGGCGAAAATCGTATCGGCTGGCAGGTACATCGGATCCATTGCCCAGACATTGTCTCCCGGGTTTGGAGGCAATTTGAGGTAGGCCACTTCAGGAGATGCGAACTCAGGGCGCGAGGCCAAACCTCGATCACTCAGCATTGCCCGCAACTCCACAATGCTCGAGACAAAGGCGGATACCGTCTCGGGCACGACAATCATAGGCAATAGATTCTCCGCGTCCGGCGAATCAATTACGTTGATAAATGTCGAATACGCCGAAAAGATCCCTTGGTTACCCTCTGCGGCAACATCCCGGAAAGCCTCACCCTCAGCGCCACGTACCAGACCTGGCCCCCAGTCATGTTCGAAGGCGATATCATTAAACACGTCATTTACCGACCGCACGTGTACGCGCGGGTAATCAATCGCCAAAACGGCCTTGTCGCCACTCACGAGGAAATGCGCTTCTGAATCCTGATATAGCGCAACAAGATAATTGTCGTCTGGATCAGCACAAACGCTCGGTATCTCGTTCTCCGGACGATCATCTACCCAGTGACCAATAATGCACAAGGCATCAACCCACTGTTGCGCTTCGTCCTCGCTCAGATATTTTCGGAATTTATTCCGGGCCAGCCGGGTCTCGGTTTCGTCGATGAGCTTCTCGGAAATCACCATCTGGATGAGTCCGCGCTGAGCCAAGTCAACAAGTTGAGCTGGTCGGCCGTTCGGAGAAATTGCGGCGCTGATAAGGATATTGGGATCCAGAACGAGCCGTCGCACCGTCACCCCTGCTCGATAGTTACGCGGCCGCGCTTCTCCTGCCGCATCTTCTTTGTCTCAGCCTCGACCAGCGCCATCGCCTCATCGTCGTCCAGGGCACCACGCTCGGTCACCTTCGCATGAACACTCGCCAGAGTCCGGAGCGCGGCCTCTTCCACGGTCACCGCGCCCGTCGCTGCGAGCAACCGATCGCGGGCGGCGGCCTTGCGAGAACGTGCACCCATTTGGTCGCCTCCTTCGATAGTCAAGGGCTGTCGCCTTCGACGATACGGGAAAGGCCGCGCCTACAGACGTGGATCGTTGACGAGTCGGAAGTCGTGCAGCCCGTTCTCGCCGCCGCTGGCGGTGTAGTCCTTACCGACCACCTCGCCGCTGGGCGTGGCGCAGTCACGCGCGATCTCGGCTACCGACAGGGTGGCGCGCCCATCGGCCAGTCATCATCTTGGAACAGAACTCCTTGAATTCGATGGGAACCTGGCTATCGCCGCTCATGCTGTCTTCCCCTTCCCCGCACGGCTTTCCGCGCGGACTCTGCGAACGTCGGCGAGCCGGTACATGGGCGGTTCGCCGGGCCGCGCGTCGGCGGCCGTGGTGGTGATGGTGCCGTCGGGCCGCTGCCATCCGGCGGCCTTGATCCGGCCTGCGCGAATCCACGCGGACAGCGTCCGGTCGGTGACGGGCTCGCCGAGCTCGCGCAGGACACCTTGCAGCCGCGAGAACCGGAAGAGCATCTGTGACAGGTCAGACATGTAGCGGTCCTCGAGTTTCCCCGCGTCATGGCTGGTCTTGCAGCGGCGGCACTCGACGATCGCGGCGCGGCGCGGTGCGTACAGCGGGTTATCGCAGCGGACAGCCTTGCCGCCCGCCGCGGACCGCACGAGCGTTGGGCACGGGCCGCGGTAGACGGGGACGGTGCCTCCGGCGGCGAGCGTGAGGCCGTGCTCGAGGAAGCGGTGGACGTCGAGCGCGGTTTCGCCGGCGGATTCGAGCATGCGCAGCTGCCGGATGTGGTGGCGCAGCCACAGGGCGATATCGCCGGTCGTGGCGATCCAGCCACGCGGCAGATGCCGAATACCTTGCGGCAGTGGTCCAATCAACTCACGCTCGGCGTATCCGAGTGGCATGAACGGTATTTCACGGGTTTCCATGAGATCGCGAGCGCACGCCACGAGCTTCGTGTGCAACTCGTTCCCGAATGCGGACATATCGGCGTCGAACGGCAGCGGTGGGTAATGCGGTCTACCGCCATCGCCGGTGTTGTGTGTGGCGCGCGTGGCCGTGGCGAGCAGGTCGGCCAGGTCTGGGAGCTGGCCGAGCTCGTCGGCGAGCCGACGTGTGCACTCCCAGCAGATCGGGTCCGGGCTCGGCCGCCTGCACGCCGGGTTGCCGCAGCTACCGCGGGTCAACGCTGCGGGCTTTCGTGCGGTGACGGGCTGATGGTCACCACCACGGTGCCGTCGGCCCGGTACATGATGTGCATCCAGGGGTAGTGCCCGTCGCGCAAGTTGCACAGCAGCTTCACCAACTCGCGCATCGTGAGCCCGACCTTCCCGCCAGGGAGGAGTTGCGGCATCAGATAAGTCCTTTCCTGGTCAGGGCCTCAATCGCCCCCTCGGCGATGTGGCCGGCGTGGGCGTAAGCGCGCACCTTCTGACCGCCTTTGAGCGGGTGTTGCAGGTGGTAGGTCAGGGCCGCAAGGTCGGGCCCGTTGGCCTTGATGTGGTCAGCGATGGTCTTCGCGTAGTGGCGCGCGTAGTCCTCGCGGCCGACAAGGTTCACCCCGGTATGGGTGACCTCGCCGTCCTTGCGCAGCTCGGCGCAGCGCATCCACTCCACCAGCGCTTCTTCCATCGGGCACGGTGGCTCCTTGCGGAACCGGATGCCGGTCGGTTCGGGTGCCGCGACGCCTTCGAGCTGGTGCGCCCACATCGACCGGCCGCGGGCGGCCACCCGCCGGGGACCGCACGGGCAGTCGGGCGATTGGGAGTGCTCCTGGGTGTCCTCGGGCGGGATGACGTGCAGGTCGGGTAGCGTCATTGCGCGCTGCCCGGGTCGCCGATGTATTCCCGCCTCGTGACCGTCAGCAGACCCAGCTGGTGGTTGTTGTAGCCGCCGATCACGGCCTCGTCGGGCCAGTCGGTCAGCTCGGCGAGGAACGCGCGCAGCTCGCCGAGGTTGATTCGGTCCACCGCGAGCCGGTCGAGATAGACGGTCCTGTGGACCAGATAGCTGGAAGGCGTCGGGAGTCGCCGCTCGTTCGGGTCGATGTCGCTGAAGGAGATCATCGCAGGTACCTACCTAATCCTCGGGTTCGGAATCCGTTGCGCCGCATGATGGGTCGCGGCATTCGTACTGAATTTGGCCGTCGGTGACACCGAGGCAATCCCAGTCGTGCTCGTGCTCTTCCCAGCTGACCTCGAGCCAGAGCGCGCCGCGCTTGCCGCGCTCGGCCTCGTGAATGATCGGCTCGGGTTTGGCCATATGGCGCGGGATGTCGTCGGGAACCATCCCGTAGCCGGGGTGGGCGCGAGTGCCAGCCGCGAGCGCATCGCACGCTGGTTTGAGCGTCGCGACAAGGTTGTCGGTATCGCGGCGCCGGTTGTCGCGCGGCCGGTAGTGCAAGAGCACGGTGACGCGATCGAGGCCGCGCGGGAGCTGAGCGGCCCGTGCCAAGCGGTGAACCGTAGCGCGGACCTCGGCGACCCGGCGCGCGTGTGCATACCGCGCGCCGGGTGTGCGCCCTCGATCGTTGAGACTCAAAGGCGGTGCGGTCCACGGCAATTTGAGAATCGCCCGGCCGAGCTTCACGGCTGATATCCCATGAACTTGTCCCATTCGGACGTATCGACCCAGGGGCAATAGCAGGCGATCCCGGGCCCATCCTTCGCCAGGCACTCGCCGCGCCCGTCGCGGTGCACAGACGGGGCATGACCACAGTCGCAACGCTTTTCGGTGACAGTCACCGCCCGCTCACCTCCGGCCAGAACAGGGCTGCTCCGCTGTCGAGCTCGGCGTGATGCATCCCGGCATGGTCGTTCGGCAGCCCGCACCAGGCAGCCCGCTGGTCGGCGGTGCCGAAGAGCCGGTTCGGGTCGGTGGTGGTGGCCTGGCACCGCCAGGGCACCGGGCCCGCGGCGTGCTCCTCCAGCTCGACGATGCGGGCGTCTCGCGCCGATACCTGCGCCCTCAGTTCGTCGTTGCGCGCGGATACGGCGAGCTGATTACCAACCGCTCTGCCGAGCTCGGCGCGAACGTGATCGCGTTCGTCGAGCAGCTTGATCACGAGCTCGGGATGCGCTGCGGCGCAGTATTTCCCAGCCGGTCCGTCGGGCTGAACTATGTCGATGCACTGCGACCATGCGCTCGGTCCGAATGCGCCGAAGAGTCCCGGCCGGTGAGTTTCTGCGATGGCCTCGATGGCGGTGACGCGCAGCTGGGCGAGCTCGTCGTCGGCCACGGGCACCGGCGAGTACGTGCGCTCGAAGGCGTCCGCGGTGAGCGAGAAATACATTCCCGCCAGGCGGATGATCCAATCGCCGGGGCAGACGCCCTGCCATGTCTGGTGGTGTCCGGTGAGCAGCTGCCCGGACGCTTCGGGGTCGTCGGTCCGGTCCTCGGGGTCGACCGGCTGGAATGCGCCGGCGGTCCAGGTGGCGAGGGCCTCGGCATTGACGCCGGTCCACTGCATCGCCTCGACCTCGCGCAGGCGGGTACGGAACTTGCGGGCCTGCTCAGACATCGGCGGTCTCCTCGGTGTAGACGTCGGGCGTGTGTTCGGTGGGTCGCTTGGCCATCGCCGCGCGCACCTTGGCCATGCCTTCGCGGCCGATTTCGGCGGTTTTGGGGTTGTGGTCGCAGCGAGTGCCGGCGGTCTTGCCGTACTCGCCGCCTCGGAAGCCGTCGGCGTCGCACAGCGTGCAGTCAGCGATGGCCCGCTCGCGGTCCTCACCAGCCCGCTGGATCTCGGCGGTGTGCTTGGCGGCCTTGGCCCGGGCGACGGCGGCGTCGTGCGCCTGGCATTCCTTGCGGGCGGCGCCGCATGCGCGGCAGTTGGCGTCGGTGCCGTCAGGGTGGTCGCGGCAGAACGGCGAGGGTGGTTCGGCGTCGGCTACCCAGTCGCCCAGGAACTCGATCCGGGCGTCGAGGACCTCGGTGCACTCGGCGCAGCGGCGTTCCCATCCATCCGGGTGCTGCGAACAATGCTTCGGAGGAGGGGGCGATTCGAGTGCGTTCGCGTCTACGTTTCGTACCGATTCCCCCCCTGCGCGCCTATAACTACAGGGTTCAGGGACAGGGGTTGCGTTCTGCTTCGGTTTTGCTTCAGCACTTGCTTCGCTACTGCTTCGCGTCTGTGCAGGTGGGAGCCAGTCCGAGTGCTGAATTTCTGTTTTTTCTCCGTTCGTCGGGGACGATTGCACAAACGTCCCATTTTCGTTATCCACAGGTTGGGGATGGGAAGCACTTGCTTCGGCTTTGCTTGAAGCACGTGCTTCGGCATTTGCTTCGGCGATAGCCCGGCGTGTGCGCCCGGATCGCACCCCGCCGAGACGGCCGGCCTCGGCGCGCTTGCGGCGACGCTCGAGGATCTCCTCACGCGACATCTGACGCGGTCGCTGCCCGTCGTGAAGCCACTCGTGGAACCGGTAGCCGCCCGGCTCCTCGACCCACAGACGCACGGCGACGAGCTTGCGGATCTGGGCGAGCGTGCCCAAGGCGAGCGCGATCTCGCGCGGGATGAATCCCTCGGTGAGGTTCTGCGGCTGCTGCGACCACGCGCCAGCACGGACCCACAGCCCAACCGCGGCATTTCCGGCCGCAACGATCTTGGCGTGGAACGCCATACCGTCGTCGACCATGAAGTGAGGCATCAGAGCACCTCCGGAATGTCGAAAAGGGCGATCTCGGTCGCTGCGCGGCGTGCGTCAGCGCGGGAATGGCGGGCACACACCGGGCCCAGGCGCGCCGCAACGGACTCGGCCGCGACGAGCCAGCCGCCGCAGCGCGCGCACTGCACGGCCAGCCGCATGCCCTCGGGAAGCTCATCCATCGGAGCCCCCGAGCTCGAACAGTCCGGGCGCAGGATCGGCAGAGCCACGGCAGCTGGCGCACAGGAGATCTCGCGGCACCTCGATGTCCGGGTGGAACGGCGTGCGGCATATCCGGCAGTCCATGAGGACGACCGGCCCGTGCTTGCCCACCTTGTAGCGGTGCGGAATCGGCTGCGGCTGTTCAGGTTTCGTCGTGCGAGCGGGGGCCGTGGCCCGACTGCTGTCAGGCCACGGCCCCGGCACGACGTTGCTGTCGCTCATGTCACGTCCGCGAGACGATGTCGGCGATCCGGTCGCGGATCCAGTCGCGCGCGGCGTCGAGCTCCGGCCCCGGCGCGAAGCCGAGGCGGGTGACGTCGGCGTTGATGACGGCGTTCAGCTCCAGGGCAGTAGCCAGCCTGTCGAAGAGGGCGACGCCGGCCGGGCCACACTCGACCAGCTGGCCGAGGTGCTTCTCAATGCCCATGAACGTCTGGACCTGTGCCGCCGAGAACAGCAGGATCGCCGTATTGGCCATCTCAAGACGGACAGCGGGGTCCTGACCGAGGCGCATGGAATTGACCAGGTACTCGTGGCCCACTTCCCAAAGGTGCGAGGGCGACCGCTTGTCGGTCGCGGGAATTTGATCGATGGGTCGATTCACTGCGCACCGCCATCGGCCGCGGCGGTGATCTGGTCGTACCAGCGCATCGCCCAGCGGGCATCGCCCATCGCGGTGTGCCGCTCGTCGACGCCGGGCGGCTCGACACCGCAGGCGAGCGACACCTCCTCGGACTTCCAGCGCTGCGCGAGCACCTCGCGAATCGACTCGGGCATCACGGCTTTCACCGGTGCCGCTGCGCCGTGCAGCCAGCCGGCGCCCATGTCCACAACGTCGGTGAGGTGGTAGTGCCACGCGGGCGTGAGGCGCTGGGAGCGCAGCAGTCTGGCGAGTACCCCGGTATCGAAGCTCGGGACGACGCCGACGATGGTGGCGCCGTGGGTGTGGCGCGCTACCAGCTGCGCAGCATGGGCGGCGCTCAATGCCGTGCCGGACACGGAATTGTCGAGTCCGGACAGGAACCGGCCGAGCGGGTGGCGGTCGTAGAACCGGCCGACCCTCAGGCCGGCGGGATCGGCGGTGCTCAGGTCGATCTCGACGAAGAACTCGATGCGCCGGGTGCCGGATTCATCGCGGCGGATCATCGCGATCTCATACGGCTGACACTCGGGGTGGAGGCCGTCGGTTTCGCAATCCAGGAAGCAGATAGGGGCATTCATGCTACGAACTGGCCTTTCATGTTTCGGGGGCTGCGATGCGCGGTGAGGGCGCGAATGTCGTTCATGCCGGCGCCTTTTCGGTGTCCGGTTGGACGGCGCGGATTCGTTCGGCGATCTCGGACTTCACGTACGGCTTCTCGGGTTTCATGAGACTCGTCAGCGTGGCCCTGGACACGTGCGCCAGTTCAGTGATCTGCGCCCGGGTCATGGACGCTTCCAGTCGCTCGACGTGGGCGCGTACGGGCCCGGCGTCGACGAGCCCTTGCATGCACGGCACGCACCTCGCGAACGGAGACGCGAACTCGCGCCCGCACTCGCACACCCGCACGGTCACGGGCTTTTCCACGGTCACGGGCTTTTCCACGCCGAGCCACGCACGCAGGTCGCGCCGCCCGGCCGGGGTCGCGCAGTTGAACCCGGCCCGGATGCTGTATTCCTCGCCGGTGCGGTGCGCGTCCTTCCCGCATTCCAGGCGAACTGGACAAGCCTTGACGCAGACGCGCTTCGCGCGCTTCTGCGCTTCGTGGTCTCCCGTGACCACCCAGTCGGCCGGAGACCCTCCACACGCCGCTCGGGCATGCCAGTTCATTCTGCGGCCCCCACCCTCACCTCAGGGTCGGCCGTGCGCGCGTTCGCCTCGGCGACCGTCTGGTCGAACAGCTTCCCGCGCAGCTCCTTTCGCTGCTCACGAAGGTTGGCGATCTGGGTCTTCGCGGCCGCGATCTGCTTCAGCAGGCCCGCGTTCCTCTCCTGGAAGCGCGTGTTGGCCGTGTCGAGGATCGCGATCTTCGCCTCGGCAACGTCGAGATCCGCGCGCAGCTGGGCATTCTCGGCGCGCAGCTGCTCGACCATCTGCTCGTCGACTGTCTCGGGATCGGTCACCATTGCTCCCCCACAAGGTTGCGGAGGCGACCGGCGATCTCCGCGTTCGTGAGCCCCGCCCCGTCTGTCGCGTCCAGCTCGTCAGCGAAATCGAGCACGGAGGTACGCAATTCGGTGCAGTTCTGCAGCGCGTGCTCGGCGAGTTCCGCGATCGCGGTCCCAAGGGCGGTGTGCGGTGCGCTCATTCGGTCACCGCCTCACCGGCCGGCGCCTGATCGGTCTCGTCCTGTGCCGCCCGTGCGTGGTGGCGCTCGCGGGCGGCGTCGAACTTGGCCCGATCGGCGATGTACCAAACCTGGATACGGCGCATGGACCCATCGGGGAACGGGCCGTGGAGCCTGCGCACACCGTCGTCTGAGGTTTCATCGTTGACGAGGCCCAGCAATCCCGCCCACTGCTGCGCGACCGCCGCAGGATCGGCGTGATCGTCCTCGTCAACCATTCCGGACAGCTCGGGAAGTTCCCGGCTGAACGACAATGTCCACCACAACGGAGGAGCGTCCGGTGCGAGCGCGTTCATGAACTCTGCGACAGCGGGCCGGATCGCGTCCTGCAGGGTCCAGCGGTCCATGGTGATCGGTGCTTGTGTCACCAGTTCACCGCCTGACCATTGTCGAGCAGGCGGGGCCGGTCGACGCAGACCTCGAGGCGCTCGTCGTAGATGGGGTACGTCTGGGTCGGTGCTTCGGCGAACGCTTTCGCCTGCAGTGCGGCGGCGACAATGGGGTCCGGGTTGCGGCGGAATCGCACCCAGGCACGCCAGCCGCGACGATGCTTGACCATTACAATCTCCTTGATCTCTGGAATGCGCCCCGCTCGAGCTGCTATCTCGGGCGGGGCGCGGTGATGTCAGGGGTTTGGCAGGTCGCCCAGCGCGGGGAATTCATCACCCGCGCTGGGCTTCCCGATCCCCCGGTCCGCGACAACCCAGCGGCCGGAGGACGGATGACGGCCGCGCGCCGCGCGCCGCTGGTAGGTGCGCTGCTTGCGGGAATCGGAGATCAGCGCGGCGCCGAGCCAGATCCCGATTCCGATCGCGATCACCCCGCAGACGCCCAGCACGATGACGACCACGGCGAAAAGCTGCATCACGCCGATCCAGCCGGTCGCGTACAGCAGCCAGTTGCCGACCAGGGCGGCGAACCAGGGCCAGGTGACGTGCATGAAGGCGTCGGTTGCCTGCCCGAGGCGATGCCTCATGGTGTCCCTCCCATGCTGGCGATCAGGCCGAGCACGACCATGGAGGCGATGACCAGGGCGCCGAGGGCGACATCGCGCAGCAGGGCGAGCGTGTCGGGGTCCGGGTGCGGGATGTGGTGCGGGATGTGGAAGCTCATCGTGGAATCACCACCAGGCCAAGCCATCCCAAGGTGAGGACCACGAGCATCGTCACGACCGCCGTTACCAGCAGAGTTCGGGTGTCGATGATGGTCACTGCGGCCACGCTCCGGCCACGAGATCCCAGTGCGGCAGCAGGATCGGCGTCGGCGTGGGCTGCGGGAGCTCGCGCACCCACGCGTAGACGGTCGGGCGAAGATGATTCGACGGCTCGGGCACGCTTTCCGAGCACGCGAGACGAATCAGCGAAGGCAGCGCGGCGATGGCCAGCGCCCACAACCCCACGAAGAGCGCGACGATCATGCCGGGCCCCAGGGCAACACGCCGATCGGGGTCTGCATGGGCAGGGGCAGGATCTCGGGAATCGGCTTCGGGGCGGGGTGAATCAGCGAGCAGATCCAGGTGAGCAGGTCCACAGGTATCTCCTTGTCTGCGTTGGGATTTGGAGGTGCGCCTGCGCCGGGCAGAGTGAGGGCTCTGGGATCCCGGCCCGGGCGCGCACTCGGCAGCGCGGCGGGGCGGATACCGCCGAGTGGCTCTGGGGTCAGGCCGACCGGCGACGATTCAGGCGGCGGCGGCTCGCGGGGGTCAGGCCAGCGGGATCGGGCACCACGACGATCGCCGGGCGGGCGAGCAGCTCGATCGAGCGCGCGATGTCGCTGTCCGTCATGCGCCAGGTCCGGCCGACCAGGCGGCCGGGGAGCTCGCGGCGGCGCAAGCGGCGCAGCAGCCAGTCAATCGACGGCGCGCCGATCCGGTCGGCGGCGTAATCGAGTGCGTGCGTGCGCGTTTCGGGCTCGGTGATTTCAGGTTCGGTGGTCGTCATGCTGCCTCTCCTTCGTCCAGACCGGCGGCGGTCGCGAGATCGGTGAGCGACTTGCCGAGCCACCGCGCGGTGGCGGCGAGCTCGTCGACGGTGAACGGGAAACGGCCGCTCAGGCGGTTGCGCGCCGTGGGTTCGGTCCTGCCGATGACCTGCGCGAATTCGCGTACGCGTTTGCGCTGACGGCCCATTTCAGCGCGGATCTCAGCGGCTAGTCGCTCCGTGTCGGTGATGCCCTTCACGCTCGTCACCAT